CGGCCACCGTCATTCGGCTGGTTGACGAGTACTCGGCGATTCCGCAGCAGGCCAACGTCATCCCGATGTCGAGCAACACGCTCTACATCCCGCGTCGGACCAGCGGCAACACGGCGTACTTCGTCTCGGACAACAGCGAGACGACCGCGTCGGACATGGGCTTCGACAACGTCATGCTGTCCACCAAGGACTGCCGCGTTGCGACCCGCGTGCCCAACTCGCTGATCGCCGACTCGGCGGTCGATCTGGCCTCGCTGGTCGCGCAGGAGTTCGCCCTGTCGCTCAGCAAGAAGATCGACGACGCCGGCTTCGCCGGTGACGGCACCAGCACCCACGGCGGCATCCGTGGCATCCAGTGGCGGTTCGAGAACGAGTCGCTCGCCGGCGAGAACGATTCCGGCGAGTCGTCCCTCTCGGCCCTCACCATCGACGACTTCGCCGAGACCATCGGCAAGCTGCCGAGCTACGCACTCTCGGGCGCTGCGTGGTACGTGACGCCGCAGGTCTGGAGCACCTGCATGCTGCCGCTCCTGCTGCACAGCGGTGCCTCGGGTGCCGAGGTGGCCAACGGTGTCGGCAACGTCCGGTTCATGGGCTATCCGGTGCTGTTCAACAACAGCATGCGGACGGCTCCGACGAGCGACCAGGTGATCGCCCTGTTCGGACAGCTGCGGCTGGCGACCCACTTCGGTATCCGGCAGCAGATCGAGATCCGCTCGAGCACCGACCGGTACATCGAAATGGACCAGACCTACATCCAGGGTCTTGTCCGGTTCGACATCGTCACCAGTGACATTGGGGACGGCACCAACGCCGGCCCGGTCGTCTCGCTCCGTCTCTGAACCTGACCATCACTAGGGAGTACCTCAGACCATGAACGTTGTCCAGAACACCAAGAGCGTGGTGAGCCTGTCGGCTGCGGCTGGCGTTGCGTCCGCCGGTACTCACACGGTGGCCATTGATTGCCTCGGCTACGACCTGGTGAGCATCGACGTCGGCTATCGGTCGATTGCCAACACCTCCGCCCCGAGCGTGGTCAGCGTCAAGGAGTCGGACACGGACGGCAGCTACGCCGCGATCACGGGTCTGGTGCAGGGCACCGACTTCACGGTCGGAGCGGTCGGCAACACCGCCACGGTCAACGTGACGCGGTTTGAGCTCAGCACCAAGAACCGCAAGCGGTATCTGCAGGTGGCGGTCACGCCGTCTGCAGACGCCAGCAGCAACGCCAGCAACAACACCGTGGTGGTGGCTGCTCGGCTGAGCAAGGGCGAGAGCGGTGTTGATTCGGCTGGAGACGCCAACGTCACCACCCGCGTCGCTCTCGGCTGAGTCGGCACAACTGATTGACGGTCCTCAACCATAGGAGGATGCCGTGGGCGCGGCGTCACCCGTGGCCGGCTTAAAGCCGGCCGTGCTCGACACTGGCTCGGGTCCGGTTCGCGTCATGTGCGCGATGTCGGTCCCGAGGCTCGGCTGGCAGGACCACATGTTCTGCTGGCCGAGGGGCTTGATCCCCTACGGCATCTCGCCGGTGCGACTCGAGGGGGCCTTTTGGGGGCAATGCCTTGAGCGGGTGCTCGCCGAGATGGTCGAGCTTGACACGGACCCAAAGGCACCGCCGCTGTGGATTCTGACGCTTGACTACGACACGGTGTTCCAGCCCGACGCCGTGCCGCGGATGCTGACCTATGCGACAGCGTCTGACTACGACGTGGTGGCGGCGCTGCAGATGAAGCGCCGGTCGGACGAGCCGCTGTTCACGATGGCAAGCCAGGACGGGCAGCGTCTCGCCGAGGCACCGCGAGACTGGTTTATCCTCAACAACATCGTCAAAGCCAACACGGCCCACTTCGGATTCACGATGATGAGGGCAGCGGCTCTCAAGAGGATGCCGCATCCGTGGTTCCTGGGCAAGCCCGACGAGGACGGCCAATGGGGCCCTGGTCGAGTCGATGACGACATCCACTTTTGGCAGGTCGCCCAAGAGCACGGCGTCAAGTGCGGAGTCTGTACCAGGGTGATCGTCGGACACTGTGAAGTCTGGATGAAGTGGCCGGACGGGAACATGAAGGGTGTGATGCAGCACCCTGGCGACTTTTGGGACAAGGGCGGCCATCCACCGGAGCAGGCGTGGAAATGATCGAAACGGTGAAGGTGAGATTCCGACGCTCGCACCGTGGCTACAAGGCTGGCCAGGTTGTGCCGTTTGCCAAAGGCCCGGCGCGGTCGCTTGAGATGTTCGGCCTGGCCGAGATCCTCCGCGAGCCGCAGCTCGAGCTGGCCGTCGCTCCTGAGCCTGCCGGGATTGAGCACGCTGTCGCACCGGTTGCCAAGGTCAAGCGGACACGAAAGCGGAGGTTGCCGTGACGCTGTTTGACCGCGGGACCGTCGCCAGCCAGTACCGAAGCCTCGTCGTCAGCACGGCGAGCACTGCAGGCAATCGGCCGGTGACCGTCGCCGAGATGAAAGAGCATCTGCGGGTCGTGGACTTCACCGATGACGATACCTACATCGGGGAGCTGATCGACGTTGCCACGACCTGGTGCGAGGACTACTGCGACAGGACGTTCGCGGACAAAGCGTACACGGTGGCGTTCGACGACTTTTACGGCACTCGCATCGAGCTTCCGCGCCCGCCGGTGCGTCTGAACGCGACTGCGGCGAGCGCCACCGTGACTATCTCGTACGTGGACACCGGCGGTGCCACGCAGACCTTGACGTGGGCCCAGTCCGGAACGCAGCAGTTCCGCCTGGACCGGGACCACGTTCCTGCCCTCGTCTATCCGCTCTATCTGGCCACGTGGCCAAGCGTCCGCATCGACGACAAGAGCGTGCAGATCACGTACCTGGCTGGCTACGGCGGCGCGGCCAACGTGCCGACGCCGGCCAAGCATGCCATCAAGATGCTGGTAGGGCACTGGTACGCCAACCGCGAAACGGTGCTGGTTGGCAGCATTTCAAAGGAGTTTGAGTTTGCGGCGTCTACCCTGCTCGACCCGCTCCGCTGGAAGCAGTACGCATGAGTATCGAAGGCCGGATTTCCATTGACGTTGACTTCAACGACAGCACTGCCGGTGCAGCCGCACAGTCTCTCAAGAAAATCTCGCTCACCGACACGACCACCTACAGCACTGGCAAGGTGGCGGCGTTTTCTGGCACCTGCGGCACGGCAGAGGTTGCGCTCATGGCTGGCGGCGACACGAGCTACCGCGATTCCGCAGGAAGCACGGTCGCCTTTTCTTCCATCGTTGCGATTGCAATGAAAGCCGCCAGCGGACGCATTCGCTTTTACAACGGGCTCACCGAATACAACGTGCCGGCTGGGCGAGTCGCCGTAGTGCCTCCCAGTTCTGACACGCCAACGGGTTTTTCGGTGCAAACGACCGCCGGCACCGCGACATACACCCTCGTGCTCTACGGGACATGAGCCATGCTACGGTCTGGCATCATGGATCAGAAGGCGACGATTGAGACGCCGACCGAGAGCGTCAACAGCATCGGCGAGCCGACGCTGACCTACTCGACGTTCGCCACCAGGTGGATCGCCCTGCTGCCGCTGTCTGGCGCGGAGCGGGTGGCGTCGATGCAAAACGAGGGCACGGTCACACACCGTGTCCGCATGCGGTACACCGCTGGGCTCAAGCCAAAGATGCGGCTAGTGAGCGAGGGCCGCACGTTTGAGATTGGGTCAATCGTTGAGCGTGACCGCCGAGAGGAGCACGAGCTGCTCGTTACGGAGGTCGTGGACTGATGGCGGTGCAGCTAGGCATGACGGTTCAAGGCGTCGAGGACATTCTGCGGAGATTCTCCAGGCTCGACCTGGGCATCCAGCGGAAGTACCTGCGGGCGGCTGTCAACAAGGTCACCAAGCCGCACATGTCCACGGTGAAGGCACTGGTGCCGCGTGGCCCGACCGGCAACCTCAAGCGGTCGGTCGGCGTGGTTACCGAGGCCAAGGTCAAGGGCCGCACCCAGACGGCAGTCCTGGGGTTTCGGCGTGGCGACAAGGGCGGCACCAACGGTGTGCGGTCTGGCTACCACGCCTGGTGGATCGAGAACGGCGTAAAGGTGCGGACGCCTAAGTACGTGAAAGCCCTCAGCGTGCCGATGGACCGGGCCAAGAGATACCCGTACCTCATGGGCAAGGTCGCCTTGGTTGGTGGCGAGGATGGCGGTGCCATCCTGTTTCGCCAAGTGCAGGGTTTTGCCGGCACCGGGCGGTTCAAGTCATGGGCTGATGCAACGCTGCCGTCCATCCGTGACGCCCTGCAGCGTGAGCTCGGAGAGGCGTTCAAGAAGGCCGAGGCCGAGCAGGCTCGCCGCGACGCTAGAAAAAGGTAGATGCTCATGGCCACCGTGACACACATTGACGAGGCTTTGCGTCAGGTGCTGACGGCCGATGCCGACGTCGCCATCCAAGTCGGCGGCCGGATCTACCAGGTACAGGCCCCGCAGGGGACGGCGTTCCCGTGCATCGTGTTCAGCCGCGAGACGCAGCTGAAAGACCCTTTCACACACATGCTCGGGGCTGGCGAGCTCGTGCGAGCCACGTACACTTTTTCGTGCATCTCGGACAACCTGCTCGAGGTCAGAAACCTCGCCCGAGCCGTGAAGGCCGTCCTACAATACAAGTCGAACGCCAGCATCCGCCTAGCCGTTGTCCGCAGCGACGACGACCAGACGGAGCCGGCACCCGGCGGCGAGCAGCTGCCGATTTATCGAACGGATTTGTCGGTGGACGTTACCTATAGCGAACCCTGAGCAGGGAGGCTCAGATCATGGCGAATGACATCGGACAGGGCACGTACGTCACGTTCGGCACCATCGTCGGCACTGCGGCCACCTGCTACAAGGTCAACAGCGTCGCTCTCGGCGGCGTCAGCCGCGACGTCGTGGACGCCTCGCATCTGCTCACCAGCGGCGGCAAGGAGTTCATCGCCAGCGAGTACTACGACCCAGGCGAGCTCACGCTCGAGATTCACCACGACCCGTCGATCAACCCGACGGCCCTGCTGACCAACGTCGGCACGGCCCAGGTCTGCACCATCATCTTCGCCAACGGCGGGACGACGACGGCCAAATGGTCGGCGTACGGATTCGCGTCGAGCTTCGAGGCCACCGCCCCGAAGGATGACATGATGACCGGCTCGCTCACAGTGAAGCTGAGCGGCAACCTGAACGTCGGCTAGTAGCACGGAGGCGCGGGCGTGACTCTTACCAGGGACGAGTTCTTTGCGCGGCGTCGGCCGCTGCCAAAGATCAAGGTCGATTTGCCGGAGCTCGGAGACGGTGCCGAGGTCTTCGTGCAGAAGTTCTCGGCCAAGCTGCGAGACCGGTTCGAGTGCATCGTGACCGACGGCGTCGCTGGCCGCATCAACCTGGACAACGTCAGGGCCCGCGTCGTGACGCTGCTTGCCGTCAATGACTCTGGCAAGCTGCTGTTCACAGAGGCGGACGCCGACCGCATCGGTGATGAGTTCGACACCGACACGGTTCAACGGATCATTGACGCCGGCTTTCGACTCAACAACATCAACACGAACGCACTGGAGGACGTCGCAAAAAACTAGAACGCCGGCCGGTAATGCTTTTTCTCTACCGGCTGGCGTTGAAACTTGGCATCTGGGACGTCGAAGGCATGGCCGAGGCCATGAGCGTCGATCAGCTCTACGGCTGGATGGCCGCCTTCCAACTGATGCCGTGGGGCGACGACTGGCTGCGGGACGCTGTACTCATGGCTCAGAACTTCAACGCGAATCGTCCACGGGGTAAGCCGGCGATGGAGCCGCAGGACTTCATGCCGGTCGGCAAGCGTGCCCAGACGCAGGACGAGATGTGGCGCATCCTCCAGTCAGCCAGGAGGTAGCCGATGGCCAAGAACTTCGGCCGCGTCAACGTCTCGATCACCGCCAGCACTGGCGGACTGACGGCTGGGCTGGCCTCTGCTGGCCGGCAGTTGCTCGGGTTCAAGAAGGGCATGACCGCCACCTCGATGGCGATTGGTGGTCTGCGATCGGCGTTCAGGTCGCTGCTACCCGCTCTCGGCATTATCGGCAGCGTCGGTGCTGCAATCGCGGCTCTGGCCAATGCCACGCGGGCGGCAGAGCAACTGCACAACATGTCGCAGGAGCTCGGCATCGCCGCCGGCGAGCTGCAGGTGCTGCAGCAGGTGGCGTCCGAGGCTGGCGTCGATCAAGGCCAGCTGACTGTTGCCCTGCGTCGCACGACCCGCATGGTGGGTGAGTTGGCTCAGGGGACGCCTGCGGCTCAGAAGGCATTTGCCCAGCTTGGGCTGACGATGGCTGACCTGGCCAATCGCAGCACGACCGACCAGTTTGCTCTGATCTCGCAGCGGATCTCAGAGCTTCCGCCGCAGATGCAGGCGGCCGCGGCCATCGACATCTTTGGCCGGTCTGGCCAGGGGTTGCTTAACTTCATTCGGCAGGGCGGTGAGTCTATCCGCGAGATGGACCGCCTACTGACGCAGCTCGGCGTCAAGATGAGCAACGAGCAAGTAGCCGCGATCGAGTCGATGGGAGATGCCATCGGCAGGCTAACGCTGCCAATGCAGGGCTTTATCAACCAGTTCTTGGCACAGCTTGCTCCTGCTGTCACCACAATCGCCAACCTGTTCGTGAGGTTTTTCGCAGATACCACGCAAGGATTCAGCATCGCAACGACTGTTGCTGACGTGTTTGCCGCAGCTATTCGGCAGATCGCTGGACGCATCACGCAGGTGTACGGCGTTTTTCAAGTGCTGGCATCCTTCATCGCTGGCGTCGGTGCCGGGCTCATTAGAACATTTGAGCTCATCTCTGGCGGGCTTGGGGAAATCGTGCGACGCATGCGAATCGTCGCCGAGCAGTTGCCGGGCTTTGACGTCGGGCTCGCCTCGAGCTTGCGGTCGGCCGAGAACGCTATCTCGGCGGCTAGCGCAGCGGCAGGGCAGGAAGGCGACATCTGGGGGCAGACGGCGGCAGACAGTTTTGCAAACGGCCTGCGGAACATCTCGGACCCATTCGCGGCGTTCGACGCTGAGTTTGAGAAGGTGACTTCTGGGATGCAGCAGGCTGGCGCTGCCGGCGGCCAGGCGTTCGGTGAGGTCGCCGGTGCGTCTGTTGCGGCGACGATGCGTGCGTCGAGCGAGGCCCTCAAGGCCATCGTCGTTGGCACCTCTGCCGGCGAGGAGTTCCGCAACAGCATCCTGCGTGGGGCAGATCCACGTCTTGCTGGTGACGCGGCCCAGGAGACGGCCGACAACACTGACGAGATGGTGGACCAGCTCGACGAGCTCAACGGCAACCTGGCTGGTGGCGGCGGATTCGCCCTGGCTGCAATCTCGGTCTAGCACATGGCTATCACAGACGTCCGACAGCTACGCAGCCTGCGGCTCACCGAAAGGATGGGCGACAAGGTCAGCGTTCAAATGACGGCGACGCTCGAGCTGCTCATCATCAGTGACGAGAAGAATCCGTCGTTCGCCAGCATTTTGGCGGACACGAACACCTGGCCCAACAACTACAACCAGCCGATTCCGCAACTGGACGACAAGGCCACCGTCAACGGCGTTGAGCTGATCGTCAACTCCCGCGAGCTTGAGTGGTACGACGACAACGAACGTGCCGTGAGAATGACGATCACGTACGCGGCCAAGGACGACGCGCCGGACCAGGAGAAACCAACCACCACAGACCCGCAGGCATGGCAGCGAATCAGCATTCAGACGCAGCAGATGAATAAGCCTGCGTTCGGATGGCTGACCGAGGACGCTGCCAAACAGGGCGTCGCAAGTCAGCAAGACTTCGCGCGGAACTCAGCCGGCGATCCAGTTGACGGCCTGGAAGAAGACGTCGCGATGGTCAAGATGGTCTACACCAACACCCAGGTGCCCGACCCCAACTTTACGAAGCTCAACGAATACACCAACCGCTGCAACTCCGTGGATTTTCTCGGCGGCATTTTCTACACGGTGCGTTGCCTTGGCTGGTCTGGCGAGTATGACCAGAAGAACGACGTGTGGAGCATCAGCGTAGAGTTCCTGTACAACCCAGACAGCTGGTTGATTGAGTTCTACGACGTCGGATTCAACGAGGTTGTAAATAACGCACGAGTGGCCATTCTGGACCGTCGCGGTAATCCTGTGTCCAAGCCAGTGCCTCTTGACGGCGCAGGGCGTGCGGCGGCGGTGGACACCAACGTGACTGGCGGAGCCAATCCGGTGACGCTGTTCAACCGGTACCTTTACCCGTATCGTGCAGTCGATCTGCGAAACATGTTCGCTGAGTGCAGAATCTAAGGAGCTGGAATGGCCAACGAGATCAATGTCAACGTGTCACTAAGCGTTGCCAACGGCAACTACTCAGACTCGTTCAGCGTGTCTGGTCGCTTCGACCAGACCGTACAAATGTCGTCGGCCGGCGTTATCGAGATTGGCACAGCCGTTGAAACCATCTCGCTCGGTGAGATTACGACTGCTGGCTATGCGGCATTCCGAAACCTCTCAACAGCGACGAGCGGCACCGCGTACATCGCTCTAGGTGCCTATGTCGGAACGAACCTGCATGAGTTCGTGCAGCTGCGTCGCGGTCAGCCGGCCGTGTTTCCGCTCGACTCAGATGTCGTCGTTGGTGCCAAGGCTTACGGGGCCGCAACCAAGCTGCGGTACATCGTCCTCGCGGAGTGAGCCGTGGCCACGTACGGGTTTAGCGAGGGCGACGCCAAGAGAATCGGCAAGGTTGTCCGCCTAGTCGAGCGATTTCCTGACAAGGTCAGCCTAGGCTCGCTAGGTGCCGAGGGCGCGGCCCCCGGCGTGCGGCTGCTCATCGGCAAGCTGGCCGCCTCGAGCTGGCCGACCTCGAGCAGTGCAGTCATTGAGATCTACAACGGCGACATCGGCAGCGTCGTCAGTGCGGCCACGGTCGTCGCATACAACCATTTTCTCAAGCTCTCTGACCAGACAAGCTGCACCAACCGCTGGGTGGCCCTCGGCCACAACGGCTTTCAGTGGCATCCAGTGGAAGTAGAGAACGCATGTACTAGCACATGCAGCATTGAAATCGCCGGCGTGGATTTTTCAGACGTTCCAAACTATCAACAAACGGCAACGCAAATGCTCGGGCACGATGGCGGCGGCTGCTTGAAGTGGTTCAATGTCACGACGTGCCCATGACGACTGTAACCCTACAAGATGGGCAAGTCGTTCTGCGTGATGGCAAAGTTGGCACCGAGGCTTCTTGTTGCTGCGAGGCATGCGACGTTTGCTTCGTTAATCTGATCGGCACCTATAACTGGGACTTTTCTGGGACTTGTAATGGCAACCCAGTAGCCGACAACGGCCAAATCGTAGACGGAACCTACGTCGGAAACCTTGCGATCGGATTCGTCTGCACCGCCTACGAGCCATGCGGCGGCGGAGGGGTAGTTGTCGGTCTTCTTATTCAAGTTACCGACAACGCCAACGGCTGCACCTGGGAATACGTCCTGCCAGGCGACGCGTTCGCGGCCTGCCCATCGTCCCAGATCAGTCCGGTCGGCACCTACACGCTGACGAACTGTGCCGATAACACCACGGCCACGCTCATAATCTCGTGATCCATCTGATCGTCTGCACCCATTCGCGACACGACCTGGCCCGCGGGGCCGTTGCCAGCGTGCGCCGGCACGCTAGCGACGATATGCGGGTAACTGTGCTGGACTCGTCGGGGACTCTCGCCAAGCTGGACGGCGCGCGCGTTGAGCACATCCAGTGCAGGCAATACGGAGCCCAGAGCGTCGCCCGAAAGCGATACTCCATCCCTGGCGAGCTGACGGTTTGCATCGACGACGACGTTCGCCTGGTGGCCGACGCCTGCCTGGCCGACCGGTATGCCGGAGGATGGTACAAGCACTTGAACGGGTCGATGGTCATGGCATGGGACGAAGTCTTGTCTACGGTGCCGACGCGACGGCTGTCCCAATGGAGGACCTCGCGGCGATGCGAGGCCCTGCCGGCAACGCTGTGCCGATACGCAGCCGCCGCCGACGCCGAGCAGATCGACGGCATCTGGGTGCATATCGACAAGGGCTCACTGCAACCGACGCCCGAGCGCGAGGCGTTGATTGCTTACCTCGATAACGGCCCTGGGCTAGGCGACATGGTCTCTGCTGGTCTTGCTGCCGTAGGCATTACGCCCGAGCGTGTCAGCCAGGTGCTCGGCCGCCCATGCAAGTGCAAGGAGCGGGCTGCGAAACTTAACGAGCTCGGCCGCCGCATCGGGATTGGTTGACAGGTTATCCACAATCCCGGGCGAAAGGATTTGCCATGCCCGAGGACCACGTCGTCACGATTGACGGCAAGCGGTGGCTGTTGCGGTTCACCAAGCTGACCGGTGACGCGGCCGGCTGGACGTACTTCGACAACGCCAAGCGGCCTCGCATCCTCATCGACGAGCGGCTCAAGGGGGCTGCTCGTCTCGAGACAATCGTGCACGAGTTGTTGCACGCCAGCCTCGGCCCAGCCATCTCGGAGGAAAGCGTCACCGAGGCCGCCAAGGTCATCCGCCGTACGCTCGTTGCTCTCAACTACCGGGAGGTGCCGGATGGCTAAGCCCCGCGACATCATCGCCGAGATCCTGTCAGAGATTCCGACACGAGCCCGCCCCGGCAGATGGCATGAGCGAGTAAATGACGAACAGCGGCAGATAGTCGATGTGATTGCCACGGCCTGGTTGGCTGGCGATCTCGGCCCGGCGGCTCGCCCGGTGGCACCAGCCATTGCCAGGAAGCTTCAGCAGGCCGGCGTAAACGTCACAGCTAACACGGTGCGCGAATGGCTAGCAGACATGCGAAAGTCGTAAGCGAGATCGTCGCTGAGGCGGCTGCTCAGCAGCAGCTCCAGGCCGACGCCGAGCTGGCCCGGCTGCGGGCCGAAGTGGTTGGTCTGCGGTCGCGGTACAAGGCGGCCCTCTCGCAGATCGACCGCGAGCGCGAGCGGGCGGACGCCCTTGTGTCGCTCAAGGGCATGACGCCAGTACGGCAGAACGCCGTACCAAAAAAGGTACAGAAGCACGACGCCACGATGGTCGTGCTGTTGTCGGACATTCACTGCGAGGAGACCGTTCGCGCCGAGCAAGTGAATGGGCTCAATCGGTTTGACCTCGAAGTGTGCGAGGCACGGCTCGCCGAACTTCAGCGGCGGTTCTTTGAGATGCTGGCCCACGAGCGGCAGCTGTGCCGCATTGACCGCGTCTGCCTGTGGTTTGGCGGCGACTGGATCAGCGGCATGATCCACCCAGAACTGGCTGAGGAGAACGCGCTGCACCCGCTGGCCGCCATTCGCTGGATTGGCGAGCGGATGCGTGGATTTCTTGACGCCGTCGCCGACGACGTTCGTGACGTTGTCGTGGCCACATCCTGCGGCAACCACGGACGCACCACCGAGAAGCTTCGCACGAACGAGGCGGACACGTCCTATGAACACCACCTCTACCTGACGATGCGGGCGGCTGAGAAGCGAAAGAACGTCCGATGGCAGATCGGAGAGGGGCACCTCAACTACCTCGACCTAGACGGATTCAAGATCCGTTTCTGCCACGGCCACGCCGTGCGGTACCAGGGCGGCATAGGCGGCATACATGTGCCGCTCAATAAGGCTATCGCCGCATGGGACGCGACGGAGCGTGCCGACCTGACGTGCCTCGGGCATTGGCATCAGTTTTCCTGGAGTCGTGCCGGGCGGTATGTCAGCAACGGAAGCGTGATTGGACACAGCGCATACGCTGTGCGAATCAAGGCGACCTACGAGCCGCCGTGTCAGGCCGCAATAGTGATTGACCACGGCCGGGACGAGGTGACGAAGGCGTATCCACTGTTCTGCGATGGCGATTTGAGAAAGGACACAAAGTGACAGCGACGCTTGAGCAGGCCAATGACGCAATGAGGGCAGCAGTGCAGGCCAGGCTGGCGGCGACGCCGGCCGACGACCCCAAGATGGTGGGATACAAGCTCGACCAGGGCGACCCAGAGCCGTCGTGCTGCGAGGACCGACCGTTTCGCGGGGACTCGCTACTGGCCGACGCGCTTCACCCGACGAGCCGCAGGTTCTTTGATCTGTGCGACTTGTTGAAAGAAATACACCGCAAGAAATCTTCCGATTACGGGTGCCCAAGCGGCACCGACCCGCTCGCCAACATCAGGAACGGGGCGCGGTTCGTGGGCATCCCGGCGTGGAAGGGGGCGATGGTTCGGCTGTCGGACAAGGTCACGCGGCTGGCCACGTACAACGTCACCGGCCAGCTGGAGAACGAGTCGCTCGAGGACAACCTGATCGACCTCGCCAGCTACAGCCTGCTGGCCCTGCTTCTCCACCAGGAGGAGCACGCCGGGTGACTCGTGACGATCCGCAGCCGCTCGAGCAGTGGTACTTAGACGAGGCCGAGGTGCGAGCACGGAAACATCAAGGCGCGTGGACGGGCACAAGCGGCTCACTGGCGGCCGACGTCCTGCGGCTGCTCGGCGAGGTCAGGCGACTCCGCGTTGAGCTCGGCCGTCAGCAGGAAATGCGGCGGCTCATGCCACCGCTCAACGACACTTGAGCCGGGCGGCGGGTTGAGATCGGGCGTCATCCTTTCCGCCCGTCTCCCCGCTTGCCCGGCCCTGGACAGATTTGGTCCAGGGCTAACTTGCCCTGACCAGAAGCGTCAGGCCGCCGGCCGCTCAGGTGGTACGTCTGTGACGTCTGCGCCGGATTGCGAATCCGGGGGGTGGGGGGGGCTTTGGTGGGCTTGGTCGAGTCGTGGCAGCATCTGGTGTGGCTTCGGTCCACGCTCGGCCACGCGAGGATCGAGATACCACCGCCTGGTAACGCTAGGGTCGGCATGCCCCGCAAACGCCACAGGATCGCCTCCAGCGGCCGCTAGGAAACTAATGGCAGTCCGACGCACCTGGTGGAAGGCCAGCCGTTTACCGCTCAGCCCGGCCCGTCTCAGCAGCGTCTTCATGCGCCCGTACAAGGCAGTGAAGTGGCCGCGCCACGGGATCAGCCGCTGGTGCCCGTAGGTGACGAGCCGGTCGAGCCGGTCGCACAGCTCGGGCGACAGCTCGTAGACCCGGCCGACTCTGCCGCCCTTGCGGCTCTCCGGTTGCACCGTCACCGTTGGCCGGCGGTACTCGCCGGCCGGCACGGCGAGCAGGGCACCGATCCTCTCGCCGGTCTCCCAGCACAGCCCAAGCAGGGCGGGCATAAACTCGTGGCTGGGCACCTTGCCGATCGGCCAGGCCGTCGGCCGGCTGGCCTGCGCCCACAGGGCCTGCATCTGCTCGGCCGACCATGCGGTCGGCACCTTCTGTGGCAGGACGCCCGGCGGGCAGGTCGGCATCCGCTCGATGCCCGGCACACGACGCTCCCAGGCTAGGCGGGCCAGGGCAAGCAGCTGACTGCGTTCCTTCTCGACGGTGTACGGGCTGTGCGTCTCAGCCCGGTGCTCGAGGAATCGACTCAGCACGAGCTCGTCCAGGTGCTCGATGCCGCCTTCCTCGGCGATGCCCTCAGCCTTGAGCCACTGGTCGAACTGGCGGAACAAGTTGTCGTATAGGGCGACGGTCTTTGGTGACCGGCCGCGTAGCCGAAGCGGTCGGTAGGTCGTCTTAAAGAAGTCTCGAAGAGTCATTGCGTCACCTTTTTTTCTGTAGGTCACGCCTCCGTGCCGTGCAGTTGGTATCCGTGCTGCCAGTGTCGCCTATGCCGGTCGTGACGATTGCCCGCCGCTCGGTTGGTTCCATCACCCAACCGTGTAGTGAACTCCTGTCCCCGCCATTAGAAGGTTTTCGCCGGCCGCCTAACTCAACCCTACGGGGCGGGTGGGCGGCCGGGCAAATGGGGCGAAAGGCCCCCTTGTCACGGCTGGTACAAGGAGGGACATGACCGTGGCTGTCCAGCTTCCACCGAAGCGGAACCTATGCGGCACCGGCGAGGCGGCCGAAAGATACGGTTGCAGCCAGCGGCATATCCGCACGATGGCAGATCGTGGCGAGATCTGGTCTGAGAAGGTGTCAGAGCGGGTCTTGCTTGTAGACGCCGACGAGATCGAGCGTCTGGCCGAGCAGCGGTCAAAACTGCGCAAGGCCGGCAAGCTCTGCGGAAGGCCGCCGTCTGGCCGCCGCTCGGCCTAAAGTTCTTTGGAGAAAAGCCCGAAAAAACTGGCGTTGACATATCTCCCATCGGGGATTTACGCTCCCGCCACCATCGTCAAGGAGGACGAAGGATGAATGTCGAGTTTTGGATTCAGTTGCTCGTTGTGGTCATGCGGCTTGTTGCTGCTGGCTGCTGCGAATAGCCCATCGGAGATATTTGCATGGACGCTCACGACAACGAATACCTCGCCGCCGCAGGAGGGATGCAGCAGGTGTACGGCTATCGCCCGCAGCGTGGCGACCTGGTCGAGGTTGCCCTGCCGTTCACCCTGGAGCCGGCCACGGGCGTGGTGCTCGAGG